TTGTTAATCATTTTGAAAACTTCGTCTAACTTTCCAGTCACTATAGAGTCAGCATCAATGTTAACTATGCAATCAAAATGATTAACAAGAATTTTGGCAAAGATTGGCTTGGCGTTGAGCCAATTTACTGATCCGCCCATAAACCGCTTCTTCGGATCAATAATTGTATCAATAATATCTTGCCTAAATATCACCAAGGGAATATCGGGGTGAAAATACTTAAAGGAGTTTATTAACCCCGGCGTTCCTACCGGAGTGTAATAATTATCTGATACGAACGTATAAAAGACGTATGGTTTCATAAGTGCTGGGGGAGGGATTCGAACCCCCGTAGCCTAAGCATCTGTTCTACAGACAGACCTCGTTGTCCACTTGAGTACCCCAGCCTCCCTATTTATTAAATGCTACTACGATTGCCGAGCAAGGGTAACGCCTTGCTTGATACCCAAGTTTAATCATCCTATTGATAAGCTCTGGGAAGGTAGGAAAGTGAAACTCAACCTCAATACAATCTATCATTCGGGATGCCTCCTCAAAATCTGGAGATGACAAAACCATTTCTTCCGCACCCTCTATGTCCATCTTGCAAAAATCAACATGGGTGATATTGTTCTCCTTGAAAAAGGTAGTTAGTTTTTGGGTTTTTACCATTTCACTAAATTTGTCATCAATATTGATGTAATAAACAAGGCTATGGGAAGTGCGATTTGGTTCATAAAACTTAAGCCTAGCCTCACCGTCTTTATCAGAAATAGCCAGCTTAAATATTTCTACATTATCCCAGTGGTTAAATTCCTTGTTCTTTTGTAGTGCCTCAAAGTGTTCTGTCGCCGGTTCAATGGCATATACCTTTTTAGCATGGTCGCGAAGATATTGGGTAACAATACCAATATTGGCACCAATATCTACAATAATCGGGTCTTTCTTCTCTTTATCCAAAACATTAACTATATCCATATAAATCCCGTCATAGTAAATCTCCTGGTAGATGGCAGGAATGAATAAGCTATCAAACGGTACGCCACCAGGGTAAAATAAGGCTCCTAACATAAATCCTCCAATTTTGAATAATCGAACGTGTTTAACGAATCATGCCAGTCCCAAAACATAGGGGTTTTCCAATTAATATTGTAGCGTGTTGATAACCAGCCAGCAGGAGAATTGGGAATGTTCCACTCTATACCCAAGTAGGTTATTTTTTTATAGGGAAATAAGTCGTCTGCTATCCACCACCACCCACACTTAAGGTTCATCTTCATAACAACTCTGTTTTTATAGCGAGAAAACGCGTAGATATGGCACTGTCCCCCCAAGTACCAACTCCCACTATCAAAGTCTTGATGCTCCCCGTTTCGATTTACAACGATACGTTTCCTAAGTTCATCTAAAACCTCATCGGTTAAGTCTTTTTTCATAATCCCAAATATCGGACCGCCCTCTGGAGCAGACAAATAAAACTGTTTATCTCGGTACACCGATAACAGGGTGCTATTGAGGATAAAAAAATCAAGGCCAACGTCATCCATGATCTTTCGGTATCGTAGTAGTTGTTTATCTGAGTCTGTCATCTCCTTAAGCTAATAAAGCTAGGTAGTTTATTGGTAATCATTTTCCTAACCATCCTTGGAACTGCGTTCTTGTTGGTAGGCCAGAACTGTTCAATATCAAAAAGTCTATCCAAAAACCCACCAACATCTTTGGCATGATGGCTTATCCCATCGTGGGCATAGTCAAAATCACGCCCAGAACCCACCAATTTGACTGGTAACTTTTCATGGTTTATGTACGTTCGTATGGTTTCAAAGCCTCGGTAAATTAAAAAGGAAGTAATCGAATAGACAAAAGGAATCTTACCGTCGTAAGCCAACCCCACCGCCATATCAAGCATCGCCTGTTCGCTCGCTCCACAGTTAATCGCCCGTTGTGGATAAGTGGATAAGTGCAGGTCAAATACCTTATAGCCCAAATCGCCAGTCAAAAGAAAAATCTTGTCATTGTTAGCCATTTCTTTAAGTAGAGTTTCCTGGAATGTCCGCCTCATGGTTTCTCCCTAATATTTAGTTCTTTGAATTGCTCGTCAGTCATCTGTACATAATGGCCCTCCTGACCTTGAAGCCACACTGGATAATTGAATAAGTTAGCCTTTATAACCAAAACTGGATAGAAAAAGGTCAGGCGTTTTTCCAAGATATCAGTATCAATCTTGCCGTAAGCCCCCCAACCGTTACACATCACCACTACTTTTAGGTTTTCTAAGTGTTGTTCCCCCGCGATCCTCAAGGCTTCCCAGACGCTACCCTCGGCACATTCACCATCAGACATCATCACATAAACATTCCTTTTCCTATCTGAAAGCGCCATACCGACTGCGATGCCAATTCCATGCCCTAAAGAGCCTGTACTAGCCCAAATTCCGGCTTTTATATCCCGATTGGGGTGAGTACCATGCTTTTTGAACAATTCGACAGCATCGCCAAGACCCCAACCCTCCAATACACAATAAAGGGCAAGGGCCGCATGGCCGTTTGACAAAATAAATGGTTCTTTTGGCTTTTTAACCTTGTAAATCGCCTCTATGGGATTTGAGGCAATAAGACATGAACCTATATGTGACAGATTGTTCTTCTTTGATATAGTCAAGATGCGGTTTTCTAACCAACTCATTCTTCTCCTTTGATTAGCTTCACTAAACCTTCCCGAAGCGTAAACCGTGGCTTCCAACCAATTTTCTTGGCTTTACTAATATCCGCCACCCAACAGTCAGAGTCATAAGGCTTCATCTTTTCCACTAGCACTCTCTTTGTCTTTCTGCCAACAATTTCTTCGATTAATTCCAACACTTCTTCATTGGTGGATTGGACACCACTACCAAAGTTGTAAATCTCCCCAGGTTGACATCTAACAGTCAAATCTAAAATCCCCGTTATGAAATCGTCAACGTAAATCCAATCGTGGACTCCAGGGGCTAAGGGGAACTCCCAACCGGCCTTAGCCGCCTGAATTGCCTTGGGGATAAACCTAAAATCAGGATCACCAGGGCCGTAGAGAGAGAAAGGACGGGCAACCACGGCGGGTAGGCCGTATTGTTTGGCAAACGCCACCGTCAATAGTGTCCCTGCCCCTTTGGTAGCTTCATACAAGTTGGTCGGCTCTAAAGTATCAGTTTCCTTAAATGGTTTAGTTTTCCGCCCATATTCAGAAGATGTACCAATATAAATAAAGGCTTGCAGGTTTTTGACCATGCGGGAGGATTCTAGCAAAAGATAAGTAAGTTTGACATTAGAATTAAACATCTTACCCTCTTGATAAATTTCGCCAGCGGCATGAATAATAATGTCAGGCCCAAAGCTCATCAGACCATTAAAGCCCTCACCACGCTCGTATAAGTAAACATCATCGTCACCCAATCTTTCGAAAAGATTATTGCCTAAAAACCCCGAACCCCCAGTAATAAATACTTTACTCATAGTGGAAATTAGGTCATGTTGTATTTAGCGTAATCCCTTTTGACTTTTTCAGACCTTAAAATAAATTTTGTATATTCGGCCACCAGAGTCATACGCACTCCCTTTCTCTGGTCATCCCTAGCATTGACCATCTTCTCAATCCGCTTTAATTCTTTCTGGACTGATTCGACGGAATCGTTTATCTCGCCATTTGATATCTGGTGAGTAAGATAGTCGTTAATAGTTTTGATTTCATCCGTATAGGCGTTATCGTACATGTCGCCCCTATCCCAAAAAGTACCTAGCTCATAATGGTCAACTAAAAATGGCTTGTGGTTTTGTTTCTCATATTCGGAAAAGGGGATAGGTACAGTAGATTCCCGTACCGGCTCCATCTTATCCCCAGCCTTAGTTTGCTCCAGGGGGGGCGGTGGAGTTTGGGTAGTGTCTTGCCGGGAACGAAAAACAGTATCACTCATTGTGGTATCGGCTTTTATTACGTATGTAGTCGTGGATGTCCTTTATTTCTTCAGTTCTACCTTGACGATGGGCTTTGATGAGGGCTTGGCGCATAGACTTAATCGCCCCGCTTTCGTTATTCATATTATGCAAAGCCTTTTTGGCAGAATAACGAACATCAGCATTACTACTCTTAGTTGCTTTATAAGCCACCTTCTTATCCGCTTCCCGTTCGTTTAAGCGGGTATAAGGCCGATTGGTTTTATCTATAAAGGTTGGCATAGTTGTTACTTTTATGTTTGGCTCCCCCATAAAAGTCAGAGGAGCCAAAACAACTAGGCTGCTACAGCCTTGATTGTCCGAACCCATGCGCTATTCAAAAGTTTAGCAGCATAAGCTCCGGCCCAAGAGATGTAGGTAGCCCGTGCCGCGATGTTGCCAGAGTCAGCACCTTGGACGATATACAGTTTCGGCATATCGCCTTCTAGTTTGACTGCGCCAAAAGCGTCGCGTCCGTGCACGTACGAATAGTACAAGACGGAAGTACAAGCGGCAGCTCCAGCGTTCCCGTTACCAGATACCGTTTGCCCGTTTAAGAGCCAACGGACTTGGTACAGTTCGCCCATTTCACCCTTATACAAATCCTTCACGTCAGAATACGTCTTGGAGTTAATCCAAGTCGAATCATTCAAAAGTGTTGGTTTGTTCTGGATGGTGGTTTTGCCCAAGAAAAAGCCGTCTGCATAAGGCAGCGCCCGAGCTAGTTCTTGTGCCTGTACTGCATAAACGATTGCTGAAGCGTTCAATACATCACCCGTAGTGACATTGGACACATGTCTACCGTTAGGAAAGAAAGCGGTACCACAAGCCAGTTCTGCTCCAGCCAACGCATTCAATGTCTCACCCATGTTTTGACCAAAAGAGTCAATGACTTCCTTCATCCCCTCATCAATAGAGGTTAAGGAAAGTAGGCGGGAGTGAATCGTTGCTGCACCGTACTCAGAGAGAGTAACGGCCACAGTCGAAGCCGTAATCACACAAGGCGACGGGTTCGATGCCTCAGTTAAGGGAGTGGTGGAGATTGCCAGCGGTTCCTGACGGGTAAAGTTGATAACTCTACCGTTAGCACCCGGATGGGTTCTCTTTTGTGCTCCCTGTTCGTTTACGAGTTGTACTTTTGCCCTTTCAAGGAAGACCCTTTCATAATCATTTTGTTACTAATCCTTGCGGATTGGGTTGGATATTTCTACCAACCTCTTACGATTACTCGTAAGTTCGGACTATCGCTTCATCCTCTATTTCTAGGAGGAGCTATTCACTTAGTCTCTACGGGCATAAAAGCGAGATATTTTTCTACCTCACCCTCTCTTAACCATGTGCCTTTTTTGTGATTTTCCAAATAGTTCAACATTTTTTGACATCTTAGCTTCTTTTCGGTTAAGTGAGGGATTAAAAAGGGTAAAATCTTTTTCAGATGGCCATTTCTCCAAATCTCTAGGCGATACATTTTCTTGTTGCTCTTAAACATTCCAGTTTTATATCTCTTATCGAGAATCCTAACCGGAGTGCCTCCCTCATTATAGTCATTGATGATACGGACACACTTTTCAAGTAAATCCATATCTGACCCTATAATATGAATCATGTGGGTGAGATAGCCAGCTCCATTCTTAACGAATGTAACTGAGCCTTCTCCATCTATGATTCCGGCCAGCCATCCAATTTCTGCTGCTTTTATTTCCCTCGGGGTTGCCCTTTGCATATAGAGGTAGTGTATAGTAACACTACTATATATTCAAGTGGGGGTTTCCCCGATTTCAGAATAGTTTGTTAAAGTACATTTCTATACAGTGACCCATTATCTATAGGTCATCATTTCCTGGGTCAGTACACCAGTTACGTTTACATTAGCCATATTTAATTTTCACCCCCGTTCCGTGCCTAGCCTTTAGCAAAACCTAGTTCGGATTCCATCTCCTCTATGGTCTTGTCCTCAAATTTCTTTTCTACCGGTTTTGACGTCGAAGGACGGATGGCAGACTGGCCGGATTGCTTGGCGATTTCAGCCTGTTCTGCTTTTGCCTCCTTGGTGATGGCTCGCTTGTGAAGTCTCATTTGTTTGTCAACAAATTCTTCTAGCGACTTAGTGGGGTTAGCCCTGACATAGGCTTCCGCCGCTTCCGTCACCGCCTCAGAAAGTTCAGGATCAAAGTTTTCGCTTCTAGGATTGAGGACGTCATACTTACGTGTCAGTTCCCTTGCTTCCCGATTGACCCGGTCAATGGCTAAAGCCCGTTGAGTCTGTAGGCTGTTGATTTGGACTGCCTGTTGGAGAAGAGATTGTTCCCTCTCCCTTTGGCGGCGATCCAATTCCTCAACCGTTACTTCCTCACCTGGCTTAACCAGTGGCTCTGGCGGCTGTGTATAGGGCATTTGCCCTCCTTGAGGTACTCCCTCAGTAAGTGCCGCCATTCGTTCGGTCAGCGATTGAACCTGCTGCTCGGCAGCTTTGGCACGAGCATTGAGTTCCCTGATCCTAGCGCTATAACCTTTCTTCTGGCTTTCTTCCTCAGATATGGATTCATCTGTGGTCGTTTCTTCCGATACCGGCGTAGTATCTGGGGTGGTCTCTGTTTCCCCCTCTGGGTTTAACGCCTTATCTTGGTCATCCATAAAGGACTCCCGCTAAATAACATCACACCGATTAAGGATCGTGAGAGGATGTCCTCAATGTCCAAGTGCTACTTAGACACTGAGTTCATTACCTCACTTCTGTCCTTTAATATCGGCTTGCCTTCCTCATCCTCACCTACCATCAGCTTTTCCATACCGACATAGACGGCATGGTGTAATTCACATGTTCGGCAGACTAAATATGGCCCTTCTTGCCTAAATGTATGCCGCCCTTTCGGGATAAAGACAAAGTCGGGTTTGTTAAAGTCCAATATCTCTGTTGCACCTTCATTTTCCTGGTTGTTCGATTGATTCTCTGGCATCCTCGACCTTATTGACAATCTTAGTAAGTAAGTCCTTGGTCAATTGAATAACAACAGCGTTCCTACCAATCTCCTCGAAACTAGCACCCGACTGCATTGAGTGCTGGTTGATGGCGTCTACTTCTACTTTTAAGTTTTCAATGTGCTTCTTTAAGATTATCCAACCATCTGTAATGGCTAGTTCGTACAGCCTCTTTTCCTCTACTTCTTCAACCGGCTTTTCTTTAGCTTCCTTACTTTTTAAGATTCCCCTAAAGTTAGCAAACAAGTCAGGCTTAATAGCCTGGGGCTGGGGTTTCATTCATACCTCCCTGCATTTCGGTAGGTGTAGCCGGAATTGAGTTAATGGCTTCAGATGGTAAACCCGCTTGCATTAGGGCATTTTGAAATGTTTGATTATGTTGTTGCATAGTCTGTTCTGCCTTGTATTGCTCAGGGTTACCATTGGTTAAGTCAGGCGCTATCTTATCCCAGTTCTGGATGCCGGAGTTGGCAAGTATTCGGGTAAATAACTCTGATAGTCGAATGTCCCGACCTTCGGCTTTTAAGCGTTCAATGACTGGGGAGGTCATTTCTCCTGTCGGCCCTGGCTGTAGATTTTGAGCCAGCAAAGCAAAGATAGACCGTAAATTCTCTTGCTGGTCTGCCTGGTCAGCTTGGTAGGTAGAACCAGAAACAATCTCATAATCAAAGAAGCAACTCTTGAACTTGCCTTTAGCAATCTTTAACATACCAGTCTTTTCATTATAGTATTCAGCCATTTCCGGATATTGTTTAGTCAGTTCAGCTAATTCTTCAGGGAATAAACGAATAGTCAGGGCTTTTGGTTGTTTCTTAGCCAAAAGGTTAGTAAAGCGCTCCATGGTTTTCTTCAAGAATTGCTCCATGTAGAACCTATCGGCGCTGTCCCGGGCGCCTTCCCTGGCTAATTGCATCTTTAGGGCTTGGGGGGTCTTACCCATTTCTTCGCTATTTTCAGCAGAAGAAGTAGTAAATGACGTCCCGAATTGGTTAAGAAGCGAGCCGACAATGGTTTGCCGGGTAGCTTGGAAGGTTTGTAACCCTGCGGGGGAGATATTTAGGGCGGAGGCGGCGTTGGTGGGTGCACCCCGCACTAACCATTTCTCTGCTGGCCCCATCTTCATCGTAGAAGCGGCAGCAATGGCATCTTTATTGATTAGTGTAGGCGGAAAGATAGAAATGCGCATGGCGTTGACGTAGAGGTTCCACAAAGCGTTTAAGCCAAACTGCATACTCTTACCACGCTCGAAGTCGCCCATGCCCATATAGTCATCAATCAAAGGAATCGAGTATTTGCAGACAACTGGTAATTCGCCATTATCTTGAGGGTTATCAATGTCGCGTAAAATCATTTGTGCCGCTGGTACATAGTCCACCCACCGGTCACGCTCATACATAGACACAATCGAGAATTGGCCGGAATTGTTAGCTGGTATCGGTTCGGGATAATCATAGTCGCGCTTGCTTTTCTCGTAAGTAGACTTCTCATGCTTATCGCCGGACATTAGTTTTAACCGCTCCATTATCTTTTCGACGTTGATATAATCAGCTTGGTCTTTTAATGCCTCAAAGTAACTGATATTCTTCCAAGTCCGAACAACCACATAGTCTGAATCTTCTAGGCTAATGGCACCGACTTGAGGAAAGACATCACGGATATTAAGAAGCCACACATCTGGGCCGATGTAGCCATTCTTCTTGACGTCCCAGTCGTTAAAGGTAAAGAAGTTCCCGTAAACATTGGAATACAAATCAACCATGCGAAACTTGGTTAGAAGGTCAAATTGGGCGTTGGCATTGGGGATAATGTACTTATCAACCGTCATATTGATAAGTTTTTGCATACCATCGTCATTTCTGGACATCGCCCGGACTTTGCCGGTGGGAAGTTGCGCCATGACGCGGTTAGAGCGCTCAATTGCCATCGTAGAGAGAATAGGGTCACTCAAGCGGTTACTGGTAGTGGTGGAAACTTCATCCTCAACCTCATTAAGGAAAATGCCCTCGTATTCATCCCAGGCATCACGCTTGTCAATCAAGTATTGGTCTGCTGCGTCGTATCGGGAAAGAATTTGTTTGATGAGGTCGTCGTTGGCCATAAAAAAAGCCCCCAAGTCTGACTTGGCGGCTCCTAGTACGTTTGCTAGATACCGTTATTAGCAGTAAATATACTACAGTGCTAAGTGGTTGTCAAATACATTGTACGACAGATTGTTAAGTTATTTCTTTTTTTTCTTCTTTTTAACCACCTTTGACCCATACTTCTTCGTCCAACGCTTCGCTATTTCCGGATGCTTTAACCACATAAGCCTTCGTTGCTTTTCGCTTCTAAATGGCATATTACTCACCTTCTTTCGTTGGTAACGTTGGTAACTTATAACGCCTTCGTTTCATAATCACTAACCGTGCGCTTTCCGCTATCGGTATCCCATCCTTGACTATAATCGTCAACGTGTCCGAACCGTACTGTTGCTTTTTTAATTGGCCATCAAGCCACACTATTAGCTTTTGGTGGGACAGGGTTAGCATAAGCTACATTCTCCACAGTCAAGTAATCGCAAATGATACCCTCGTTGATTTTAATGGTACAGGTAAATATCCCATTCTTTAACGCCCGCATATCATTCATCATCTCTACATACACCCGGGAATTAAGGTTATTGACGGTAGACTCAATGTACCAATACTCAACGGTGGCTATGGGCATTACATTTTTCCTCTTTTAAATTGTAAGGTATCATCCGGCAACTCACTATCTGTCGCTGGCTTGCTATAACTGACTGCAAAATATCTTAGAGCGGCCATGAGGTCATAGTGGCCACCCATAGGATCACCCGCATCATCAAGCAATGGCAAGGTATCCCCGCCGGCAGACTGACGCCATTTCAAATTAACAATTTGTTTAATAAATGGTTGGTTACTGTCATTATTAAACACAAACAAGTGGGGGGCATTTTCTATCTTTCTACCATCGGGCAAGTATACCGTATGCCCTGGTACTGGTTTCAGCATTTCATTGACCTTTTCTACACAAAACTCCACCCAACTTCGCACTTGTTGCCCAGTTTCTTTGACAGCTTGTTGGATATAAAAGTTATATTGCCCAAATTCAGTCGCCCACTGCGCCCCACTGGGGTCTCCCCAGGATATAACTGTTCCCTTACCGTAATCCTGAGCCAAGAGTGCGTCCGCATGTTCTTTGATTGATCTCTTATTATCCAAATAGCAACAATCCATAAAAAAAGTATCACCGTCAGTGGCTAATCTAGTGCTGGCAGTAAAATGTGCTGAGCCATAGTCAACCCCCCGGACATACTGCCAAGTCGTCGGTATCTCAAATGGTTCTATCACATGAATTGAACTATCCCAAGGTTTATGAGCTAATCCGGCGGTAGTGATAAACGCTTCCTGCGGAGTCATTGGGTACTCCTGGGAGAAAAGGTAGCCGAGCTTCTTTTTCCGTTGTTCTAAAAAATCTTTCCCATATTCCCACTCGGAACCATAGAAAAATGTCTTAAACCCTGTTTTACCCACTACCGAATCATCCCAAAAGTCCTTGAACTCACCATAGCCATTAGCAGTAGTTTCCAAAGTAAGCATGGCATTATCTACCAACGCCTCACCCACGCCAGCCAACAGAAGTCCTAAATCATCACAGAAGGCCACTTCCGTTAAATGTAGAAAAGTAATATCGTCACCCCGACCGAAACTTGATGACTTGGCAGTACCAACACTTAATGTATTGGTATATTCCCTTCCTGTTTCTTTATCAGTCGCCACCATCATC